GATCTTAACGCCTACCACAACCTTGACGCTGAGGTCGAGCTTACTCAGATTTTGTCTGAGCAGATTGCTCTTGAGATTGATCGAGAGATCATTGAGGATCTTGTTCGTGGCTCGACTGCCGGTACTCGTTACTGGTCGCGCGCTGCTGGCCGCTTCCTTAATCGGGAGACTGGTCTTGAAGTCGGTGGTTCAACAACCCCTGACTTCACTGGTAACGTTAGTGAGTGGTATGAGACTCTCGTTGAGACGATCAACGATGTTTCTGCCCAGATCCACCGCAAGACTCTTCGCGGTGCTGCCAACTTCGTCGTCTGCGGACCTGAAGTTGCCAACATCCTTGAGTTCACTGCTGGCTTCCGAGCCAATGTGACTGCGGATAGTGATCGTGGCGATATCGGCACTGTGAAAGTCGGTGCACTCTCGAAGAAGTTCGACATTTATGTCGATCCATACTTCCCCCGTAGTTTGATCCTTGTTGGTCGACGCGGAGGTAGTTTCCTCGAAAGTGGGTATGTATACGCACCTTATGTGCCGCTGCAGACTACACCTACGATCTTCGGTGTTGAAGATTTCGTGCCCCGTAAGGGAGTCATGACTCGATACGCCAAGAAGATGGTCCGTCCTGATATGTACGGGCTTGTGATTGTTAGCGATCTAGTCTAGAGCTGACTTCGGTCAACTTTTCTGAAAGCCCCGGCTCGAAAGAGTCGGGGCTTTCTATTTAGTAGTGAACTTAACGAGGTATTCTCAATGGCGATCCCTAATTTAAATCCGTCCTCCACTACTCAAAGCAATATATTACCAATTACTGGCGCAATTGCGAATGTATCTGGTGCGCTTCCATTTGGGATTTATGTGAACTCTAGTCCGTTCCTTTCGGGGGCCGTAGATCAGGTGGCTTATACATATAAGAAACTCGGAGGTGATGTACTTGATATAGAACTTAGTCAAGGAAATGTTTATGCAGCCTATGAAGAGGCTGTACTAGAATATTCTTATATTGTTAATATACATCAGAGCAAGAATACTTTATCTGATCTTTTAGGCGCTCAAACCGCCTCATTTAATCAGGATGGACAAATCACTTCAGGCGACGGCCTTTCGGGCTCCAGTATTGAGTTGCGATATCCGCGTTTTGATTATGGTTATGTTCGTAGGATCTCAGAAGGCTTAGCAACCGAGACTGGTATAGGGGGTCTGGTACCCATATATTCGGCCTCGTTTACCACGGTTAACAACAGACAAGATTATGATCTCCAGACCCTTATTTCATCGTCCTCTTCTGCCGACACGACTCTTCCGTATTATGATCAAGTGAAGGGGAAAAGAGTTATTGTGCGCAAGGTGTTTTTCAAGACCCCTCGTGCTATGTGGAGGTTCTATGGTTACTACGGAGGGTTCTCGGTGGTAGGAAACTTAAGAACTTATGGCCAATATGCTGATGATTCTACCTTTGATATAGTTCCGGTGTGGCAGAACAAGCTTCAGGCCATGGCTTATGAAGATGCTATTTACACAAGAACATCGCACTATTCGTATGAAATTAAAGACAACAATCTTAGGCTTTTCCCAACTCCCGTTACCACAAGCCCTCTAAAGTTTTGGGTACAGTTTACAATTGATAATCAATATGAACCTTGGGACGAAACTGGACGCGGATCACAGGGGATCAAGGGTATCAATAATGTAAACACCCTTCCATTTGAAAATCTTCCCTATGCTAGTATCAATTCAATAGGAAAGCAGTGGATTCGAAGATTTGCACTGGCTCTTACTAAAGAAATCCTGGGACAAGTGCGAGGAAAGTTTGCTCAAGTGCCCATTCCGGGGGAAAGCGTAACATTAAATGCTGCAGAGTTGCTCTCTCAAGCAAAAGAGGAACAAAAAGATCTTCGGGAGGAGTTAAAGACACTTCTGGACGAGATGACTTATGATAAGCTTGCCACTGCCGATTCCACCATGCAGGATGCTGCCGAAAAGGTTCTTTCTAATGTGCCCACGGGCATTTACGTAGGCTAGGATTTTAAATCATGGCCCGGAGCACACGTAGTAAAAGAACCCAAGAGCAGATTCAGAAGAAATCTCGCGAAAAGAGATATGCTCATATTGGGGACAAAGAGGTAGAAAACAAACTAGAAGAAGTAACTCTTCAGCCGTCTGGTCTTGAAACAATTGACCGTGCTATGTGGCATTTCATTAATGTAGAGCTGGATTTAAATTTGTTTTCTAACGATGGGTTTAAAAAAGTTCCTGTTCTATGGACAACCGCCGAGCGGGCCTATCAAGTTAAGGATGACAAGGATCTGAGGGATAAGGATGGTACGTTGGTGCTGCCGCTCATAACCATTGCTAGAACCTCAACTAATAAGGAGCCCGATCGTCGCGGGGTGCCCTATGCTCATCTTTTCCCCGAGCCAGATGCCAAAGGGGGCACCATCACAATCGCTCGCACCATCAATCAGAAAAAAACAGCAGAATATCAAAATTCTTTGGCGAATCGAATTTATGGTCCCCTCCCTGGATCGCGCTCTAAAAGATATAACACCAATAAAAGAGAGATGAAGCCCCCTAAGGTAGTATACAACACCATTACTATTCCGATTCCCACGTGGGTAACGGTTACTTATGAAATCGCATTGCGGACGGAGTATCAGCAACAGATGAATGAGCTTGTAAGGCCCTTTTTTACGGTCGCCGGCAATTCTCGGATGCCCAAACGAATAAGTTCTTTGGGACACTCATATGAGGTTTTTATAGACGGGGCTTTTTCTGATAATTCTAATCAACTCGCCCTAGGCATGGAACAAAGAAATTATGAAACTTTAGTTAGGGTGGAAGTACTGGGATATTTGATCGGCGCAGGGGAAAATCAAGAGCCGCCCGCTATTGTAACACGCGAGAACGCCGTTGAGTTTAAGTTCGGCCGCGAGCGTGCGGTTTTTGGTGATATTCCTAGGACCATCCCTGACGGATGGTATAGAAAATAGCAAAGACATATTTTTACGATTAAGATTTTGTTTTGAAAAAAATAGAATAAGTCTGTTGCTGATATAAGACACTATTTAATAAGACCATTCAGTCTTAGGAGAGCTACACTAATGTCAGTTAAAAACTATAGATTTGTTTCCCCCGGGGTTTTTGTTGACGAGATCGACAACTCTCAAATCCCTGCATCCCCGGCAGGCATAGGACCCGTTATCATCGGCCGCGCCGAAAAGGGGCCTGCATTAAGGCCCGTGACGGTTCAATCTTTTGAAGAATTTGTTAACGTCTTTGGAGCCCCATCGCCGGGCCGCTCCGGTCCAGATGCTTGGCGCACTGGCGTCAACACGACAGCCACTACTTATGGTGGTTATGCTGCGCAAGCGTATTTAAGAAACAGCTCTCCCTTAACTTACGTACGTCTCCTTGGTGCTGAAGGCGAAGGAACGTTGACTGGAGAAGGTGATGCCGGATGGAATGCCGGCAGCGCCGGAGCGGCGTGGGGTCTCGTTGTTTTCGAGCCCCAGTACGCTAGTGGTTCCGCCTGGAAAGTCCCCGGCGCAGCCAGCTCTAGTTATACAGATGGAGGCACTGGCTCTATGCAGGGTGTTCTTGCGGCGATTTTCTATACCACCGATGCGACTACCAATCTCTGGTTATCTGGTAATATTCTTGATACTAATGCTGGGACCGCGCAGGCCGGCCCAGCAGCGCAAGGGTCTTCTGCTATTATTAAGGACACTGGAGTTCCTTACGAGTTCAAGATGGTTATTTCCAATGCTAGTGGATCTGTTGCAGTTACCTCATCTTTTAACTTTAATCGTGCAGATTCTAAGTATATCAGAAAGGTTTTTAACACAAATCCTCAGAAGACTAACTCTACAATTACTGAATTAGCAGATAATTATTGGTTAGGTGAGTCCTTCGATCGTCACCTTAAGGCAAATATTACTGCTAGCACCACCTGGGGCGCAGTTGTTCTGCTGAAAAATAATGCCGGCACGAACGCCGGCAGAGCTCATGAAGATCCCCTGCAGGGCGCCCAGGCCCCCATTATTATTGGTTCTGATACCATTAATCGCGGCACCGCCGCAAGCAATGGTTTTGATATTGAAGCAATGCCTTCTTTGTTTACCGTGCATGCTCTGGAAGAGCCCGGCGCCTGGACCAATAAAAACCTTAAAATCTCTATTCAGGATATTAAGGCATCCACAAATGAATCGAATGCTTATGGTAGTTTTTCCCTTGTCGTTCGTAAGTTAAGCGATAGCGACAACGTGGTTAAGGTGGTGGAACAGTTTGAAAATTGCAATTTAAATCCTGATTCGTTAAATTATGTAGCACGCATGGTGGGCGACAGACGCCGCACTTGGGTTGCTGCTGAGCGACGCTACAAGGTTGAGGGCGATTATGATAGCCGTTCGGACTACATTCGAGTTCAGGTAGCTAGCAATGTCGAAAACGGAGCGGTGAATGCTACCGTGCTTCCCTTCGGCTTCAAGGGTATCGTTAAGTATGCTGATGAGACTGCACTCTCGTCGGGCAGCAGCACCGGAGGGAACTGGGTGACTGGAACGACGATCGCGCGCGGCCGCTTTACTGGTTCTATCGGGAGCAGTAGCACAGGCTTCGACCGTCTGCCAGCTATAATGTCTAAAAACGTCTTTGTCGCTAGTGGATCTCATCTTACCGCTTCTGTCCTGTATCCGGCTCCCGAGCTTCGGGTGTGTGCAGGGTCAGGCGGCCTCGCCAATCCTACGGACGCATACTTTGGAATGCAAGTCTCCCGCACGTCGGGAAGCACTACCTTCGATGACTCGACCATTGATCTTTTGATGGCTCGTGGTGGAATTGTCGGCAACATGTTTGCCGGCGCATCTTCTGGCCAGCGAGAACTGTCCATGTGGTTTACTCTTGATGACCTCAGCGGCTCGTCAAGTGGCTCTAAGGGCATTGTTAAGTGGGTTTCCGGCTCGCACGCCAATGGTACCTCTCTTACCTGTCAGGCCGGCGCTGTTTCAGGCGTCCTTGATGTTGGGTTCGATAGGTTTACTGTGCCTCTGTATGGCGGATTTGATGGTCTCGATATCACAGAGATGGATCCCTTCAACAGTCGACTCCTTAATGGAATCTCCAATATTAGCGAGCAGAATAGTTATCAGTTTAACTCGATTAAGCGCGCCATTGATTCGTTAACGGATCCTGAGGTGGTGGAAATGAATCTGGCCAGCGTGCCGGGTCTTACCCATGAAGGACTTACTGCTCAGTTGCTCGAGGCTTGCGAAGATCGGGCAGATGCTCTGGCTGTTATCGACCTGAAGGGTGGATTCCAGCCTCGGGAAGATTCCACGTCAATTACACGAAACAACACGGCCACGTCGTTGAGGACCGTTATTAACAACCTGCGCGATCGAGCTATTAACTCGTCGTATGGTTGTGCGTTCTATCCATGGCTCCGAGCACGGGACACGATTTCCGGCAACTTTGTGTGGCTTCCGCCCTCTGTTGCAGCGATTGGTACGTTCTCTAGCTCACAGCGAAAGACCGATGTGTGGTTTGCCCCTGCTGGCTTTAACCGCGGCGGCCTGACTGAGGGTGCAGCCGGAATTCCGATTCTGGATGTTTCACATCAGTTGCGACGAATTGATCGTGATGATTTATATGCCGCGAACATCAATCCAATTGCGAAGTTCCCGGCTGAGGGTATTGTAATCTTCGGACAAAAGACGTTGCAGGTAACTCGGTCTGCTCTGGATCGCATTAACGTGCGTCGCTTGATGATCTTCGTGAAGAAGCGCATCTCGCAGTTTGCTGCCAGGATTTTGTTTGATCCCAACGTCAAGGTAACATGGAACCGCTTTCTGAGTAAGGTTAACCCCTTCTTAGCTAGCATCCAGACCCGATTTGGTTTGACTGAATTTAAGGTGGTGCTTGATGAAACTACAACCACTCCTGATTTGATCGACAGGAACATCATGTATGCACAGATATTCTTGAAGCCTACGCGAGCGATTGAGTTTATTGCAATAGACTTTAATATTACGCGCACCGGGGCGTCGTTCGATGATTAAAACGAGAAATGAAAGGATTTTTCCATCAAGGAATCTAGTTAATACAGACTTTACAGGAGACTTATAAAATGGCATTTTGGAATGACGCAGCATCCGAACCAAAGAGACAACATAGATTTTTGGTTTACATGGATTTAGGTAACAACGGGTTTGTTCCCTACCTGGCTAAGTCAGTGACGAAGCCTTCTTTTGAGGTTTCTGAAACTGAACACAAGTTCCTCGGGAATACGTATTATTACCCCGGGTCGCTTACATGGAATGAGGTTACCTGTACAATTATTAACTCAATCGATCCCGACGGACAGGATCTACTTCTGAACGCTCTGGAGAAATCTGGTTACCTTTTCCCCAATGTTCAGCGCGAAGCGATTGAGCGCAGCCCTGGCACGATTAATAAAGAAGATAGCCTTGATGCACTCGGCGAAGTAAAGGTGGCTGAGCTTGATGGCGAAGGCCGTGAGGTTGGCGTCTGGACTCTCAAGAATGCATTCATAAAGTCTGCTACTTTTGGTGATCTGGATTATGCTGGTGACGAATTACTTAATATTGAGATCGGAATGCGGTATGATTGGGCTGCATACGAAAGTCTGAAGGGCGGCAACGGTGCATACGGTGGCCCCTAGATAATACGAAAGAAGGTGGTGAATGTCACAACGAAATAACTTGGAGCGCGCCCTCGGCGGCCCTGCTCCAGTCGTGCCGGATCAAGGAAGCCCGGCAGCTGCACAGCAAGGTGCAGGAGAAATGTTTTCCTTTGTAACTCCTACAGAATTTGTTGATCTGCCCAGCAAGGGCCAGTTTTATAGTTCAGAGCATCCTCTGCACGATGAAGAGGTGGTTGAAATTCGCCACATGACAGCTAAAGAAGAGGATATTTTAACTTCTGAGTCTCTCCTAAGGCGCGGCGTTGCGGTGGATCGAATGTTACAATCTCTTTTGGTAAATAAAGAAGTCAAGATTGGCGATTTGCTTATCGGAGACAAGAACGCTCTTATCGTCGCCGCGCGTATTACGGGCTTTGGCCCACACTATGACACAATGGTGGGATGTCCCGCGTGTGGAGAAACGGTATCTAATCCTTTTGATTTATCTGAATTAGATTTAGTCGATCATGCTGATCTTCCCAGCAACACAACCTTAAACGAAGATGGCACGTTCACTCTTCAGCTGGAATCAGTGGACTTCGCAGTGCAAATGAGGCTTCTAACTGGAGCAGACGAAAAGCGATGGAGCAAGAAAAAAACCAAAAAGAAGAAGCTTAAATTACCTGATAGTACCATTACGGACCAATTAAAGCTTATTGTGGTAGGGGTAGAAGACTCCCGAGACCCGGCCGTAATTAGTAACTTTGTGGACGCAGTGCCTACCAGGGCTTCCCGCGAGATCCGCGCCGCTTATGAGAGTGTGATGCCCAACATTGATCTTCATCAGGAATTTACATGTCCAGAATGTCATCATGAGGGGAGGATTGCTGTACCTTTGACGGCCAACTTTTTTTGGCCTGACACCTGAGTATCAACGCGCCGTTTATGAAGAATTCTTCATATTAAAACACCATGGCGGCTGGTCATTCTTCGAAGCCTACAATTTGCCGGTTCAGTTAAGACGTTGGTTTATCCAGCGCTTGGTTGAAGAGTTCGAGAACGAAGCTAAGGCAATGGACAAGAGTAGCAAGGGAAGCCGCGGCAAATAATGCGCGGCTTTTTTTGTTTAAACTATTTATTAGAAGAGGGATTGCTATGAATGACCTGGTACCTATTGAAATTGATTTAAACATCGACCCCAGCAAGATAGACGAGAGCTTTCTTGTCACTTTTGCGGGTCTTACCAAGATGTTGCTTAAATATCTGTTTGGGGGAAGTCCAGCCCCCGCAAAGATTCGTGGCACTCCAGCCCAAGTTTCCGCTTTTACAAGCGCACTTGGCAGAGAGAAGAATTACATGGATGCATTCTTAAAGTATGGCCTCAATGATGAACGAACCCTCTCCAATCGAGGCAGATTAAACTCTGCTGTGTCTAAGTTTGAGCGCTCAACCGGATTGCGGTGGCCCTACACTAACTAAGAGTAATTTATCATGGCTGACGATCCCACAGTAAATATAGACCTTGATAAGTTAAGCAACGACGCGCTGAAAGAGCGCATTGAACTCCTTAAGGAAAAAAATAAGCTTGAAAGGGAGGCTATCTCTGGTGCGCAAGCGGAATATGAGGACGCCTCCGAGCGCAACGAAGAGGTAATAAGGCAGATTGAGAAAAATATCGCGGCTCTGCAAAGAAAGAAGTACGCCGGCGACAAACTCACCGCGGCACAAGAAGCAGAACTTGAAAGAGGCAAGCAAGAAGTTAAGATGCTCCAGCAGCAGAATAAGTCGCATGCCTCTTCAGTCGCGGCTATTAAAAAGCACGAAGCAGCTTTAAAAGATCTCAACGATGAGGGTGAAAAGTTCGCCAACATTCTGTTGGGCACCAACAACCAACTGGGCAATTTTATAAAGAAGATGATGGGCACCAAAGGAGGCTTTACGGCGTTTGCTAAGGGGTTAGCTGGCCTCCTCAACCCATTTAAGCTGTTGATGTCTTTCATAACCAAGGTTATTCAACAAACTTTTTTCTTTAATATTGCCGTTGACAAGGCTCGCGCAAGTTTTGTTAAAGCCACGGGTGCTTCGCGTAAATTTGGGAACGACATAGTCGCTCTTTCCCACGCCATGAAGGGCACCGGTGTTCGTGCCGACGAGCTCGCAAAGGCACAGACTTCTTTGTACAGTGGGATGCAGGACTTTAGCAAAATGAACACGACCCAGCGCCGAGGGCTCGTCAAGACAGTTTCTTTGTTTCAAGAACTTGGTGTTTCGACCGATACGCAAGCTGAGATTTTGAACGAAGCCACCAAAAGTTTGGGGTATAATGCAACTGAGCTCGAGGGCGTACTGCTTATGGTGGGCGGCGTCGCTGACGGGCTAAATGAGCCCATGAACAAGGTGATGGAAAATTTTAAGACTGTTTCTCAAAAATTGGCATTTTATGGAAAGAACATCGAGGGGGTTTTCAAGAATCTCTCGGCCCAGTCCAAGGCCACCGGCCTCTCCATGGATCAGTTACTGGGTGTTGTGGAACAGTTCGACACATTTGAGGGCGCCGGCAAAGCAGTCGGTAAACTCAACGCCATTATGGGTGGCCCATATCTCAATTCCATTGATATGCTCAATGCCAAGGAAGACGAGAGGGTTGAGATTCTTCAGCGCTCGATGAAGCAATCTGGAATGAACTTCAAACAGATGGGCAAGTACGAGCAAAAGATGATTGCCAGTAGTTTGGGCATCAGTCCCAAAGAGGCTAGAAAGATGTTCGGCGCCGAGACAGAATCTGATAAGATGGAGGCCATGCAAGCCGCCAAACTTGCAGCCCGACAGGCGCG